TTTGTAAATCCGAATGGTATTAGTCAATGGGAAATACCTACTGAATATGCTGTGCCAACAACTCCACCGGTTGGATGGAGCCGATTATGGGATGTAGATACAAAAAAACATTATTACATGGATAATCTAGGTCGTAGTCAATGGGAGTTTCCTACAGCTCGTGCTACAAGTATTCATTTACCATATGGATGGACAGAGACTTGGGATAGCAATCATAATCGTTTTTTTTATACAGATCCAAATGGTATATCTCAATGGCAATTTCCGGGTATCCCTCCTCCGAGGTTAGATTCGGTTAGCACTTTAGACCACGTTAAACAATTAATACAAGCTCACCAACAAGCATTAGTACAACAAAATTTAATACAAGAAAATATACAAAGAGAATATGTATGTGCTACAGCTGTTGCTCGATTTTTCCCTGTATACACTGGAAATCCTCCAACATTTGTTGGGCGAGAACTTGAGCGTGTAAATACTGATTTATTAAGATATTTTAATCAATATAGAAATTCTGAAATAAATCCTTATAGATATAAAACGTTACAGGGATTTTTAGCATATATTGTCAAAACTGTACTAGATAGTGTGGTCGTCGTTACCCAAAGGGATATAGAAACAATTACACCTATATTACAAAAATTATCATTTGCATTATTTGGTACACAACGTGGGGCTTATGGTGATCCACCTGATTATAGTTTTTTTGGGGATTATATATCTGAACATATACACACATACGACTTAGAATACTGGAATCAAATCCCAGAACCGGAAGAAGGAGGATCTAGAAAAATCAAAAAATCAAAAAAACACAACAAAAGAAAATCTAGAACAAATTTTAATAAAAATAAAAAAAAAAATGTAACTAAAAAACATAAATATAAATAATGCCATATAATCAAATAAATTATTCAACATGATGATAATATAACTAAAAATAATATTTGCGTCCAAATTATTTTTTCAATGAATAGATATATTCATAAATTTTAACGTTTAAATTATTCAATAAATAAACATATATAAACAAAATATAAAATAATTTCTTTATATATAATAACATGAGTGATAGAAAACTTGATTTGACAGATTATGAAACATAAATAGATGTTATTAAAGGATTGACTACTTTTGAACATTCAAGAAAAAATAATAAATCATGGCAAGATGCTATACATCGTAGAATTGGACTTGTCACTGTAGAAAAATTATCAGATGTTGAAAGCTGCCGCTGGGATAATTTTGGATGATAGTCCTGTAGGAGAGACAATTCAAACAATGGCAGATAAAGTAGTAGTGCTATGCACAATTTTAAGTGATCCAACGATATCGTCACACTTAGATTTATCTACTATTTTACATACAATAGATGTTGTATTCAATCAGTATAATCACGAACAATTTCCTGAAATATTGGCATCTAGTATATACAGTTGTAAAGGGTTGAATGAAGCAGCAAGACGACGTACTAATGATCCTCCTCCTGCTCCTTATCAACCTATGGAAGAAGTAAATGGAGGATTTTACAAAAAAAATTACAGAAGATCAATCAAGACAAAGAAATCAAGGAAACTAAGAAGTCGACGATAAATATAATTATGAATAAGAAAATTTATGATTTACTATAATCAGACTGGATAAAAAAACATCCTGTAGCAAACATAATAGAAATGAACATTGAAAAAATGTTTAACTAAATAAATTATCCAAAATATGCCAAAAAAAATATATTAGAAGACATATATGTTGATATAATAAAAAATTAAAATTTTTTCTTTATATAATATATAATGAATCAACCTCCAAAAAAGTATAAAGACATGAAAAATAAAAAAATAGATGAAGATGATGTCGACGCTATGTTAGAAGGTGTATTTGAGTTAACACCTCAGGGTAAACCTGTGTATGCTCCACATAATTATATAAGCGCACGAGATATAATAAAACGTAGATTAGGAATTGTTACTGTTGACCAGTTAATGAATGCAGCAAAAGCTAAACAGCGTTTTGAAACTACAAGAACAAGAGAAATAGACAGAATTAATGCTGCGTTTCGAACAAGTGTACTCACAAATACGCCGTTTAATGAAAAAGAAGGACCTATTTTAGAGGATGAATTACCTGATTTATCTGCTGGAGACAATCAACAGATGTTGAGACATGTTGCTACTATTGTTTTAAATAGTAGTCAAGTAGGAGATACAATTCAAACTATGGCAGATAAAGTTGTAGTATTTTGCGCGTATATATCAAATAACTTTTATGATATATATTTAAGTGATGATCTAATAATGTCTATAATAAATGGTGTATTCCAAACTCATAATACATTAATAGATGCTTGGGACATAGTGTTTACTCGTTTGAGATCATTGAATCTACAAATGTTATCAAGACGAGGTTCAACAATACAAAGACGAGGGACACAACCTATGGAATTGGTCGATGGGGGATTTTACAAAAAAAATTACAGAAAGTCAATCAAGACAAATAAATCTAGGAAATTAAGAAGTCGGCGATGAAAATGCGTTTACTGATATTGATAAACTTTAAAGTTTACAAATATACAAATTAAAAAATGAGCTAATTTTTATATATATATATATATATATAAAAATTATGAACAAGAACAACAATGTTTATAACACACCATATGGGGCAATGGCTCAGGCTACTGCTGAGAGATTACTTAATTCTGACGGTAACGTATTGGAGCAAGAAATGATTATGAGGAGAGTTAATGAAATGAATGTAGCTAGGTTGATGAAATTAACAATAAAAAAAGAACAGTTTGAAAGGAATAACTGGGGGTATAGAATGTGGTATAGTTTAAGGTATCCATTTCCTAATTTGTCGGATAATGCAAATAATGGGATGTTGAGATATGCTGCAATGCAAGTTTTAGGTCGTAGAGAAGAAGGAGTTTCAAACCAAGTTTTAGATCTTAGTAAAAAAAGAGTTATAATGGAAACAATGGTAGATAAAGTATTAGTGTTATGCGCAATTCTAAGTGACCAACGTACAGATAGTCACTTAGATATAGAATTAATTATGAAAACTTTAGATAATGTATTCAATCATCCAATTAGTCTTTCAGAACCATTACACGAAAAATTGGACCGGATTGAATCTCGTTTGATAATGTTGGAACGAGCGGCACGCGATCGTGCTGCTCGTGCTGCGGCTGCGGCTGCCCAACCTATGAAAGAGGTCGATGGGGGATTTTACAAAAAAAATTACAGAAAATCAATCAAGACAAATAAATCTAGGAAATTAAGAAGTCGGCGATGAAAATGCGTGTACTAACATTGATAAACTTTAAAGTTTACAAATATACAAATTAAAAAATGAGCTAATTTTTTTATATATATATATATATATATATAAATTATGAACAGGAACAACAATGTTTATAACACACCATATGGTGCAATGGCTCAGGCTACTGCTGAGAGATTACTTAATTCTGACGGTAACGTATTGGGGCAAGAAATGATTATGAGGAGAGTTAATGAAATGAATGTAGCCAGGTTGATGAAATTAACAATAGAAAAAGAACAGTTTGAAAGGAATAACTGGGTTCAAACAAGAGATAATTGGATGAGCCATTATACGTATAGATTTCCTAATTTGTCGATTAAGGCAAGTAATGGGATGTTGAGATATGCGGCTATGCAAGTTTTAGGTCGTAGTCAAGAAGGAGTTTCAATGGAAACACTGGTAGATAAAGTATTATTGTTATGCGCAATTCTAAGTGACCAAAGCACCCATACTCACTTAGATATAGAATTAATTATGAAAATATTAGATGATGTATTCAATCATCCAATTCCAAGTGGTCTACCAGGTGATCTTTCAGAATCATTAGATAAGAAATTGTACCGGACTGTATCTCGTTTGATAGCGTTGAATCGAGCAGCACAATCGCGTGCTGCTGCTGCTGCTGCTGCGGCCCCTGTTGCTGCTCAAGGAGGATTTTACAAAAAAAATTACAGAAAATCAATCAAGACAAATAAATCTAGGAAATTAAGAAGTCGACGATGAAAACTTAACTTTATTATACATCATGTATACCGTAAAACATATATCTTCCATATGTTTTATGGTCAACAATATACAACGTCCAACAAAGTGTGTATTTTCTGAATAAAACTAAATAAATTGGTAATATTATGAAAGTCAAAACACTGAAGGTTTAAGATTAATTCTTAAACATCAGGTTTAATACCCGCTTGTGTTCGGTATTTGACATTTATTGGACCCACTGTAATTATTTTTTAAATAATATGATGAATAATCTGGATATATCTATCTAATCATTATTTTAGTTATTTGTCCAATTTTTTTCTATGTTTTCACTTGGGATATTAGTGTATTAATTTTTACTTCCAAAATTGAATAGCATTAATAAACCGACCAGGAGTAGGAAGTGCTTCTTTAATAGAACCTAAAATAGGTATATTATCTATAAAATCAAACATTTGACTTGATGTATCAGTATGTATTTCTGTGTCAACTAATTCAGCTCTTTGTTGTGCCCAGTCAATACCTATTGTATTTTTACTTGGATTAAGTATTGTCTCAATTCTACTAATAATATCAAGCAAATTTTCACTACATTCTAAATCTAATAAACTTATAAATTCATCTTCAAGTTTATGAATTACAGGATTTCTTTCTATAATAAAACGATTATCTTTATTTCTAATATATATACTTATCAACACATCCTGCCAATTCAAATTTACTATAAAAACACCTTTTTGTGTAGTGTGTTTTCTTACTATAAAATTATATTCTTTTAATAATGTTCTGACTAAATTTTTACTAACATTTTTATGATACCAAGTATATGGTTCACCCGTTCCAGGGTCTATTAGACTATCTATTGTTCTACGCATAACTACATCAAAATCACCGAAAAAATCAAGCCATTCCTGAAATTCAAACGCACTAATATATTTATCATTATCATCATTGATAATTTTTTTTAAAAAATCGATTTCAGTAGAAACCAATTTAGTATTTAAACGTATGGCACTAAAAAATAAATTTGTTTGTATAAATAGATTTTCACTTCCAAAATTAACCTCCCAAAATTCACGACCTTTGTTATCAATTATAATATTCCCAATATCCATTTTACTACTAGTATCTAATTCTCGTTTTATGTCTAATAAAAATTTCATATCTTCTACACTACGACTTATATCCTCCGCTAAATTATTTAATCCACGAACATAAAATATGCGTTTTATAAAACTTTTACTACTTACACTTTCTACTTTATTACGCATCTTATTAAGTTTTTTAGCAATATCTAAAATATAGTTATTAACCATATCATTATGAGACATACGATTACTTTTACTAATATGCTCTTTTAACGTAATTAACAGACATATTTTATTCATAAAACGCTGATTTATAAAACGTAAATTTCTATAAAGATGAGCCGTGTCATAGAGTGCCTTTATTATCTCTATACTTGCCGATAAAGCTTCTCCAGCCATTTCCATAAATATAAATATATTAATAATTAAGATAAATACTAATACATACATTAAATCTAATATAATATTATATATATGTCATCAAAATTTCTAAAACATATAGATAATTTAGAAAAATTTATAGATAAAATTCCTTGTATTCAGTCACACACATATTATCCATATACTAATAGAATATTGGCTATTGGAGATATTCATGGGGACTTTGAAGCATTATTACGTCTATTAATAAGTATTAAAATTATTAATAAACAAGGTATATGGATAGCTGGAAATACAACAATTGTTCAAACTGGAGATATATTAGATGATACAAGATATAGTTTTCAAAAGGAAAAAAAAATTAATAATTTTAAACATAGGCCTGAAGATGAAATTTTAATATATAATTTCTTAGCTGACTTAAATATACAGGCTAAAGCAGATGGAGGTAAAATATTGTTATGTATGGGCAATCATGAATACAACCATTTAATATATGAAATGAATAATGAAGATAACTACACGCAAGTAAAAACAATAAATTGGTATGAAAAATTTGGTTCTAATACACGATTACGTATTTTACAACCTGGAGGTCAATTATCACAAAAATTATCTTGTATGCTAAATCTAGTTGTTGTAGTTGGAGATTGGATTTTTTGTCACGGAGGTATAAATTGTTCAAATATATCTTGTAAAGAGGATTTAGAAGATTTGAATGAAAAAATGGCAATGTATATGAATAATGGACTGGTAGATATTCCTTATGAAGATCAATTACATTATAAACATCGTTTTTATAGTAATGATTTTATATTAATGGATAGAAGATATTCTATCAATCAAGAAGAAAAAGATGATAGTGATACTTGTAATGAATTTATGCGTATTAAAAAGATATTAAAAATGCCTAATGCTAAACTAGTAGTGGGACATACTATTCAGGAAATACCTAACAGTATATGTAATAATAGTATTTATCGTATTGATACTGCTATTTCAAGAGCTTTTGGCAAAAAAGTAAATAAAACAGATAGATTATATGCTTTATATATATTAAATGATAAAGCTCATATTGTTAATGGTGATGGAATAGTATATAAAGTTCCTAATAATAATGAATATATTGAATTTTTACAAACCCACGATAAGAGTATTATAGAATACAAGAAATAAAACAAAAAACACACAGATTAAGTTTATCGCACATAAGATCTAGTTATATTACTTTATTAAGATATGACGTAATATCCTGGTAAAATAATAAATTTGAAAGATATATAAGTATTATTAATATTTATTACAATTTACATGGTAAAATATAATATAGAATTCTATTATTGTGGCCTTCATGATTGTGGTGTAGCTACTATTATATCTAAACATAAATATTATTTTCCTGATTGTAATTGTGAAGCATCTATTTACAATGGGGCTTATCTATGTGGAAAATTATATCTTGAAATGGATGGAACATTTATTGAAGAAACAGACATAAAAAAAAATGTTGAAAAATATGCTGATAATGGTGGGTGGAAATTTAAATATACACAATTCCTAATACATCCACAACTTCTTATAGATCAAGAACT